GAAAATACTTTTGACTTAAATAATACTTTTGGAGATATTAATCCTGATGAAGCTTTTATGCAAGGTGATCAGGAAGAGTATGCAATGGGTGTTAATCCAAATCCTCAAGCTGAATTCTCAACAGGAAATCCTCTCTCAATTTTATCAGCTAAAGGTGTAAATGCAGGATCCACATTTGATTATCTTACAAATCAATTTAAAATGAATAATGGTCCTCTTAATTATAATAATATTTACGGACGTTAATATATAGTGTCATGGGAGGAATTAATCAATATACATTTTATAGATATTATGGGAATGAACATATTTATCCAAATGGTATGATAATCTATAAAATAATTAATAAGGTTAATGGTAAATTATATATTGGTCAAACAAATGATTTCAGAATCAGATTCAAATGGCATAGAAAAGCATTAAGAGGAGGTTATCATAGTTCACAAAAACTACAGAGAAGTTATGATAAACATGGAATAGATTCTTTTATTATAGAAATTATTGAAATGACAACTATTGAAGAAATAAATAAAAGAGAAGATCATTGGATTGAAAAATATCAAACTCTTAATCCAAAATATGGATATAACTCTAATGCAAAGTCTATTCCTCATTATGGTAAGCGCACTATAGAACAAAGAACCAATATGTCTAAAGCACAATTAGGTAAAAAGGCTACTCCAGAAGCTCGTTTGAATATGTCTCTTGCAAGAAAAGGTAGATTTATTGGTAAAGATAGTCCGAAGGCAAGGGCAGTAATACAATATGATTTAGATATGAATGAAATAGCATCATATGATTCAATAACACAAGCAGAAACATTTACAGGAGCTAATGGAACTTGTATAAGTAATAATGCAAAAAATAATGCTCATACTGCTGGAGGTTATATTTGGAAATATAAAAAACAATTATTATGAGCGTGAACAGATTTTATACTCCATCTATACCTCAATATACTTCTCAATTCGTTGAGGAGAAAATGCCTTGGCAAGAGCGTTCAGCTTTTGAAGATCTGAAGATGAAACGTGCAGATATGGCAGCAGCAAAAGAGGAGCAAACAGGTAATACATTAGCTGCTGCAACACAACCAGGATATAGGACACAGAATATAGCTCCAGAAGTTAATAAGAAATATAAGGGAATGCTTGAGGCCTTTCAAAAAAAACATGGAAACACAACTTATAGTATACCTGCACTTAGGGAGCTTACTCGAATACAAGGAGAATTTAAAGCAGATCCTAATGTAAGTTTAATAAGAGAAGATCGCGAAGCTAATAAATTCTATGATCATATGAGGACACAATCTAATTATGATCCACGTACTGATCCTAATGTTGATCCAGAGACAGGCAACCCAAGGCAATTTCAACCAGGACAACAATTTGATCAGTATCAGAATCCTATTTGGAGATCAGACTATGATTCAGTTATTAATAGAGAATATGCTCAGTTAAAACCAAGTAAGACTCCTTTATCTGCAGCTACTCGAACAATATTTGATCCAGCTTCTGGACAATATATTTCTCAGGTAAGACAGGGACACGATGAAATGGTGGATGATGAAGATTTGAAAACGGTAAGGGAGAATACAGCCAAGAGATTACTTGAAGGTGAAGATCAGGAGTCACAATATTTCAGAGCTACATTTCAGGGTGATCTTACAAAGGAGAATATTGAAAAGACATTGCAGGAAGGTTATGAGGCCAAGTTTAAAGTACCAAAGAGAACGGAATCATGGTCCTTTATACCCGGTACATCAAGAAGTTCCAATCCTAATACAGATAAGAAACCATTTGTACCAAAAACATATCAGGCACCTCAGGAAGCTGTAGCACCAAGATCTAATGGTGTAGGTGAAAAAGGATCTGGTGAACTTACATTTTGGGATAGAATTAACACGGCATATGAAGTAGGCGTGGAAGAAAAATATGATAATCCGGATTACTTTAAAGCTATAAGTAAAGACGGAGTTCTTAATCCTGAATCTCTTGCACAGATGGCAGATATAGATATAGGAGGAATTAATGTACCAGCATTTGAATATGGAGCTGGCATTAATCCAAGGGTACAACAGCAACAATTCTTTTTCCAGAGCTTACGTAATGATTACAATAATACTATTGCTGTATTTGATGGTGCTTTTGAAAAATATCCTGAAGGACCAGATGGTAAACAAAAATGGAATGCAGATCATAAAATTATAGATGATAAAGGGGAGTTAAAAAAGGATCCAGATTCTTCATGGTTTCGTTTTAATGATCTTAGACATGAGTATAAAAATTTTGTAAAAGAATATGAGACGAAAATCAGTGGAGATAAAATTGATGAAGAGTATTTTGCTAATGATGTTTCTAATCAGTTTCTTAAGAATGTTGTATTTGATACAGGAGGTATTAATACAAGTAGGAACGTTCCGGAAAGATTTAAAACTTGGGAGAGTTTTAGTGGAATAGCTACCAATGATTATACAAATGAAGAAAAGTTGTGGTTAACAAAACAAGCCAAGGCATTTAATAATAGTACAAAAGCTAATGGAGGGCAAGCTGATGTTGAAGATATTAATGATGAAGAAAGACAAATGCTGTATGCTATTTATGGAGGTAATACAAATGCTGATGGTATTTTCTTAGCTGAAACAGCTAACGTGCCTTCAGCAATGAGAGGACAGAGGGTTGTTTTAATGTATGACGGATCTAAGAAGGCAAGGAAGCAAGAACCACCTACTCAATTAAAGCCAGAAGAGTTTAAAAAATTTATGAAGAAAGGTGAGGGTATTATTATTGATGGTAAGGTAACTGATGAAACGAATACATGGGGATCTGGAATGTATAGAATGACAATTGGGGGTAGCTCATTCCTTGTAGAGGGTGATAAAGCTATGGTTGAAAAAGGGAGATTTAATCATAATGCCTGGAGTACTGAATTTTTACATAACTCTGGAGTGGGTAATGACTTTATTATAAATGGATTTAATCTTGGTCAAGATGGTGAGATGAATTTTGATATTACAGATCAGTGGAATATTGATGAGGCTGATGCTAATATATCAGGCATGTCTTCACAAATAATATATGATGCAGCATCAAGAGGATATTTTTTTGTAATGCATTCGTCTTCTGCACTTTCAGATCCTAAAAATAATGATCTTCATTCAGAATATAATGGTCAGAAAGAATTAGAAGACGGCACAGACAATCCTGATTATAATCCAAAAGGATATGAGAAAGTATTTTTGGGAAGTAAAGATGACATGGATGTTACCAAGATGAAAAATAGGGTAGGAATTATGTTCTTAACCAAGCAAAAGAATTATTATGAAGCAGAACAACAAAAACTTAAAGATGCATTAGCTAGAAATGAAGAATTAACTAATGATGAAAAAGGATATTTGGAGAGCATTAATACATATATGGATCAGTTACAAAATGATCTTAATGGTTTATATAAACTTGAAACTCTTCGGGATGAAGTCGATCTTAATACACATTTAGGAGGAACTTATAAAGGATACTTAAATTAATGCAGCATGCCAAAAAGAACTTGGTCAGATTTACAATCTCCAGAAATAAATCCTATACAATTAGACAATAATAACCTGCCTGTATGGGAGCAAAAACCCGTCAATCCTGATGATTGGATGGGTACTAAGGATAATAATATATATCATACAAGAAAGTATGCTAATGAAGGAAGTAAATTTCTTCGTGGTTCTGGTAATGCAGTATATGATGAAGAGGAAATTAAAGCTGTTAACCAGGGGACTTTTAATAAATATGCTACGGGGTTTGCAAGTAGAGCTCTTAGTATAGCACCCAAGGTTGTACAAGAGGGAGCTCATATTGCAGGGGCCTTAAAATATGGTACTGATTGGTTGTTTGATCGTGAAAATGCAGACCCAAGTATTATCTGGGACAATGCCGTAGTCAACAAGATGAATGAGTTTGATGAAGGTCTTCGTGAGACAATGAAGATCAACAAAACTTATACAGAAAGAAATGGTAAGTTACTTGATCAGATGGGAGGTGCTGGATTTTGGGCTGATGATGTATTTGATTCTCTTGCTTTTCTTACTTCAGCGTTTGTAATTGGTGGTACAACCGGGGCTGCACTAAAAGGAGTCAAAGGATTGTTCTATACTAAGAAATTTATGGATAGTGCTGCAGGAGTTATTGCTGGAAGAAAATTAACTACTTATGGAGCTACTGTAGTAAACACAGTTGGTGAAGCTGGATATGAGACTCATGACTTCAATAAGATGGAGAGAGAACATCTTGCTTATAATATGTTTGAAAGATCGTATGAAAATCTTGACCTTAGTCAAAAACAAATTGTTAAAGAGAAGGTGGCCCCTGGATCCGCTAATGTTTTTGTTGGTAATCTGGCTACACTTCTTGTCCCTAACTATATACAAAGTCATTATATGTTTGGTAGTGCTGCAAAGTCAGCAAGCAGGCTACGTAGAGCTGTGCGTGATAAAGCATTAAAAGCAAGTGATGTAAGTATTATGGCACATATTGGTAAAGGTGTTGGCATTGGTGTTGGTTCTGAAGGATTGTGGGATGAGGGTGTACAGCATGCCTTACAAACTTATAATCAAAGAAGAGAAGATTTTGGTTTAAGCTTTGATGATTATATTACAGGACTCTCAGCACGGTACATGGATAATTTTGCTACTACAGATGGACAGAAGAATGTAGTCCTTGGCGGAATAGTAGGTGGAATATTCGGAGGTTTTGGTGGAGCAGGACAAGCTTCATCAATGATGCAGGCTATACATGGGGAAGAGAACATATATACAAGGATGTTAAAGTTCTTAGATATCAATGATAAGTTTTATCATGAACATATAGTAGCTCCATTTACAAAGTTTCCCTTTAAAAGAACAGAGATAGATAAAGAAGGTAATGAAACTGAAGTTGAGGGAGAAGCATACTTTGATAAGAATGGTGATGTACAAATTGATGAAGATAAAGTACAGCGCATGTTTATGAGTGCTGTTAATGATAAGTTTTTGTGGGATGAAGCAATGATAGCTGCTGCCAATGCAGATGATATGCATATGAAAACTATTAACAATGATGCTTTAGCCAGGTTGTATTATAGGTATGCACACACTCCCGGGATGACTGATCTCGATGAAGTAGAGAAGTTAATGCTGGAGAGAGATTTAAAAATTCCTCAAGAACTTATGGATGAGGGATATATAAAAGAATTCACTAAGGAAGATCTTCAGCCATTTAGAAAAGCTTTAGAATATGCAAGAGAAAAATCAATGTCTGCAGAGGATTTTACAGATAGTCCACGAAAACAAGAATTTAAAAGTGTTGTAGCAAAGACTCTCTATGCTGAACATGCAAGACGAGCAATGTTCCAAAAAATGCTAGCTACTGAGGAATTAACTGATGGACAAAGAGAAAGTATTCAGAAGTTAATCGATGATAGTATTCAAATGACAGCTGAACTAAGGAAAAAATCAACATTAGAAAAATTATCTAAGGCTTTTAATAAGGAGATAAATACTAAACATGATATTGCTTTAAAGAATCAGTCTCTTAATGATGAAACCATTAAGAACCAAGCTGAATTTGATAGAGCAAGGTATGATGTAGATGAATACCATGCTATTAATGGGAAAGTAGATCCTCACTCTGCAGAATTTCTTCATACTATTGATAAGTTATATGATAATGCTCCAGGCACGGCTGCTCCTTTTGGGACTAAGTTTGGATACTTTGAACAATTAGGAAAGGCTTTACTTCGTAAGAAAAGAAACGAGGAAGATCTTGAACAAGCACTTAATAGTAATGGTGAGATAGCTCCTATCATATCAAAGATTGTTACAGATATAAAGAATGGTGTTGAGTATACTACTGATGAGATTGAGAAACTTAAGAAACAATCTAAGAGAAGGGGTGTATCTAACAAGAGAATGGAGAATAAGTACCAGGAAGCTAAGGTAGGGCTTGAGACTAATGATCCACAAATACAACAGGATGTTTTAACTAAGTTTGGGCTTACTAATCCGATCAATGTTCCTAATCCTCTTCATGATCCGGTAAAGTATGCAAAGGATCAAGCAATTGTTGAGGGTGTAGATAATAGAAGAAAAGATCAAATTGCAGCTGAAGAAGATATCGCAAGCATAGGTGAACTGAATGATATAAAGAAACCTACGCGTGATAAGCGCAAAAGATATCGTGAGCATCAAAGAGATTATGGTAACATACGTATTACCCAGGGTCAAAACATTCTTGATATGTTTAAGACTAATGATACATTTGGTGATGCCAATACTTTGAATAAAGTTCTTCATAGGCTTGTTACAATGAGAAAAGTATATCAAGAAGCTGGAAGAAAAACACTCTTAAGAACTAATCAGTTTAAAGGATTCATTGAAGAAATTGATCGTGTTATTGAAGAGCTTAATGATATTAAGCCAGAAGTTGAAAGGAACTTTGAAAGTCGTGCAGAGACGGATAGATTGAGTATTATAAACTTTTCTAAAGCATTGTTTAATGCCATTGGAATTAAGATTAATAGAGAATCCAGGTCATATGATATTATTAATCAAGAGATTTATGATGCCATAGCTGCAGTGATTGGTGAAGATGAGTTGAAAGATATTCTTGCAGAAGCATCTGCAGTAGCCAAAGAGGGGTTTGATTTTACATTTGATTTGATATATGCAGAAAAGATTATTTTGGAAGTTAAGAAGAAAGGACACAAAGATCTTCTGAAGATAATTAAGAAACAACATGGTAAAATAGCTGCTGAATTTGAAAAGAAATTTACAGCACTTGATGTATTTAGTAAGAAAGATCCTGTTGGAATTCATCTGAAAAATTCAGCTATGTTAATGGTACAAGCTTATAAGAAGAATCCTTTCAAGGTATTTGATAACTTGATGACATTCACATTCAATCGGTATGCAAGTAAGACCGAGAAGACTTCTCCTATTGATGTTTACATGAGAGATAAAGATGCCATTGCTTTACTTGATAAAGTAGTGGCCGGTGAGGATCTGGTATATGAAGAGGTGTCACGCGAAGATTTAAGATCAATATTAGAAGATCATATTAACCTGATATCTCTTGAAGCATTTACGAATCGACTTAAGAGTACAATAGATATAGCTGAGATCATAGATTTAGAAAGTAAAGTTGTTCGTAGTGAAGAACATGCCCCAAGTAATCAACAGGTAATTGCTATTCGTGAAGCTATGTTTGCTTTACATAGTGCATATATAAGCTCTAAACCTTATGCTGGATGGTTATTATTGAAAGGACTTGCTGGTACGGGTAAAACAAAATTGATAAGTAAGATGATCCCTGCTATGAATAGTATCATCTCAGACTCATTGGTAGCTCTTAGTACGCATACGAATGCATTAAAGGTACTTGAGGATACTTTAGATGGCGTGTCCAATACAGGGCTTGCTACAGAGGTATCTGTAGATCTACTGGCTAATGAGAAAACAAAAATGGTTTTGATCGATGAAGTTGCCAGATTAGATTCATCAGAACTAAAAGAATTAGCAGGGAAGATTGTTCAGGCAAATAAAATTCGTAGTGAGAATAAACTACCAGCTTTATTTATCGTGACTCTTGGAGATCCTACTCAGGTAATGTCAGCAAATGAGCAATTGTCTCCAATAAAGGGAGTCCTTGCGGGCCTTATAAATATTCAGGAGATAATGCCATTAACAGCTATCTTTCGTTCTGCAAACCAATCACTTGTTCAGGCACAACAGATGTTTCTTGATTTTGGAGGAAAGGTTAATAATTTAGTTACTTCTGTAAGTAGTGATTTATATACTATGGCTGATGGTATACATATGTCTCGTTCTTCTGATGATCTTATTGCTCAGATAAATATGTCAAAGAAGGAGAATAAGGATAGGACCAGGGCTATTATTGTTGGTGAAAAATCTCAATTACAAAAATATAGTAGACTTGGAGTAGAAGTATTCCTTCCTTCAGAGGTTGGTTCATTAGAATTTGATGAGGTATATCTTGATCTTGATCCAAGAGCATTTGAATTTGAAAGGAAATTTAATGAAGCAATGTATACGACTATTGCCAGAGCCAAGTCATATGCCTTTATTAAGACTTATAGAGATGGATGGTTTCATGAAGTTGGAGAAGTTGGTCTTGAGGATATAACTGCCCGGGATCTTGAGGTGCGATCTAATTATTCTGCACGACTTGAATTAGAAAGCGAAGTATTAAGGGTAGAACTTAATGAAAGAGGTTTTGAGGAACCGCAAATTATTTCAGAGAATGATAATGTAGGAAAAGATATTGCAGAACCCCAATCAGAAGATGATAATGCAGAGGAAGAGGAAGAAGATACAAGTTTTAACGGGGGAGTAACAACAGGAAATCTTATTCCGGATGATGAAAAAGAAAAAGAAAAACAAGGAATCTGGAATATTAAATTTCCAACTAATGATCCGGTAAAGGGGACAAAGAGTATTAAGCCAAAGGTAAGGGCTGGATCCAGAGCAAAATTTATTGCAATATGGCACAAGGAATTAGGAGAACATAAAGTACATATTGTGGGTGAGCATCTTAATGTAGATGATACAGCACTTGATGTTCCAATATGGAGTGAGATAGGGATTGTTTCAGAAGAGGAGATGGCTTCTACATCTCTTGGTAGAGCGATGACTAAAAAGTTAAAGGATCTGTATGATACGGATAAAAATCCTTTATCAAATGGTCTTAAGCTTGGTAAGACGGGAATATTAGATGCAGATCAAGGTCCTACCGTGTTAGCTGAAGGTATTGTTAGTGGAGCTCAACAACTTACATACTCATATGGAAAAGAAATAAATGCAGAGGGTGTGGGGTTTATAGGAGAGTTAAAGAAAAAAGTAATACGTTTATTTAAAGAGAAAAATATAAAGTTTAAGGTAAAGATATTTAGACTCAATGAGAGTAATCTAATTGCGGGTGTTCCTTATTTACAGATAATCCGGAAGGATAAAAAAGATCAGTTCATAAGATTATCTGGTAGAAGATTACGATCTACAGATCAACATTCAGTACGTATTAATAAATTCTATCAAGCTATTAGAAATATTGAATCTCTTAAAATTGGTAAATTAGGAGAAGAAAAATTCAATGAATTGTTAAAGAGTTTTAGACGTAATTTTGAGGTAGATTCTAATAATGAAATTGTTCTTAAGTCTAAGAAACTATATAATTATAAGAAGTATCAGGACGAACAAAAAAGAAGAGGACTCCCTAAAATAAGTAAGGAGCAATTTGAAATAATATCTTCATTCTCTATTGATTTTATACCATCATTTTATAAAGCCGGAGAGGTTAGACAAGAGGTGGAAAATGAGGAAGATATGAATGAGAATTATCTTACTCCTGCTATGAAGGCTAATAAGGATACTAAGTATGAATTTAAAAAGCATCCGGCAGTAGGAGATGAGAGGGGTTTTGTATTGATGAGAAGTGTTAGGGATCCATCCAAGGCAGAATATCTAATGACACCTGGTTTAGAGGCCGGTACCGGTCCTGCACAAAGATCATTGAATATACTTGCCAAAGCAAATCCAAAATCTACATTTGCTCACAGAATAGCACTTACTGATACAGTAGATGGTAAACGAGTAAAAAGATATGTAACAACGGCTAAATCTTTATTTGCAGAGGACACAACTTTTGGATCATACTATCTTCACTTACTTGCTTTATATGAGATAGCTAAAACTAAAGCCGGGGAAGAAGGTCATGAACAATTAGTTCGTAAGCATTCTGATTATTTGGAAGATGGTAATAAGAGATTAACATCTGAAAAGAATATTGAACGAATGGAAGAAGTTTTGTTGGATTATAATAATGTATTAAAAAATAAGATATCAAGTATATCAAAGAAAGAATTTACTGCTAAGAAAGCTGAGACTACAACAGCACCTATTACTACAAATGATCTTGAAAATATCTTAGGATTAAATGAGAGTGGACAACAATTTTACTATCCATTACTTATAGGGTGGGTAAATAAAGCCGGGGAAGACCTGGTAAATAATGAGACTCAATTAGAAGAAGTAATGGGTACTAAACTTATAGATATTATAGGTACCAACATACAAATCAAAATAGATCAAAAAAGTATAGAAACTATACCAGAGAAACGGAAAACAAAAAAGACTAAAGTTGGTGAGGGGACTGAACAGCTTAAGGATAGAATCAAGAATGCCCGAAGAAATAAGGATAATAGGAATAAGAATTTAACAAAAGCCAGAGAAGCAGATCCCGGGAAAGAAATTACTATAGCAGAAGGTAAGAAACTTATTCGTCAGTTTCTTCCTAATCTTGATGTTGAATCTGATCAGGTAGTAAGATTTGTTGAGCAGATGATAATTGATAAGATTGCCAAAGAGCCTGCATGGGGTACATATAAGAATGAGATATTATATATGGTGGGTAGAGATGGAAAAACTTTTGAGAAACCTATCAGGCATGAGGTAATGCACAAAATTATTACTGAATATCTTACTGATGAAGAACGTGAGGCATTATTTACAGCATGGATAGAGGAGAATCCAACACATAGGCATAAAAGTGTTGAGGAGATTGAGGAGCTTATAGCAGAGAGATGGCACAACCATGAGTATAAAGGGCTGACTACAAAGAATTATGTATTGATGAGGTTCTTTAATTTCCTTTCCAGGGTATTCGGTTATATGAATAGGAATATGTCCGACCTTGATAGATTTTTTGCTACAGTAGAAGGCGGTTATTTTAAGACTAAAAGAGATACGGGTATTGGCATGACCAAATTAATGAAGCAGATAATTAATAATTATGGTACAGATTCAAAGTCATTTGCTGAAGCCCTTGAGAATTATAAAGCTGCTAAAAATAAACTTCATCTTGAGACACAAACTATACTTAGAGATGGATATAGTTTTGTTGTTTCAAGAGAAAATGGTGTGGTTAAAAGAAAGCTATTTCCTGTAAGCAGGGGTGAACTTAAAGATACTGTTAGAAGGGAGATTAGGTATGGTTTAATACAAGATAGAGGAATAATAAGACAGTATAGTAGTCCAGCGAATCAGAATGAAGAATGGTTCCAGAGTATAAGAGAAAACTATGCTAATGGCGAATTGATTATTAAAAACTTTAATGATTTATGGAATGATATATATGAGAATTGGGCAGAGTCCAGGGGGGAGCAGATCAATGTTGAAGAAAAGGAAAGCGTTGAAGAACAGATAGCAAGGTATGAGGCAGAAGAGATTACAAAGTCAGAGAATCTTTCAGATCATATAATAAATAATGATGAAAAGAATCAGGCAGAAAAAATTAGTTCCCTGGTAAAAGATTTCTTAAGTAATATCAAGTATAGTAATGGTGTATTTATGAAATGGCAAGAGGCATTTGTAAGATCCTTACAACTATTTCATAACCTACAGCCAGAGAATGAGAACTATATTGTTGAGATTGAGAAGCAATCAAAAAGAAGGGGTAGTAATCCTAATGATAGAATAGTTGTTGAGCATTTAAAAGCTCTATTCGAGATAGTTAATAATCCTGTAAAAACAGAGAGTCTTGCAATATTACCTGGTACAGCAAAATTTACTGATGAGAATACTTTTGTCTATGGAGAAAAAGAAGCCAATGAAATATATGGACCTATTACTGCAGACCTTGCCGGTGTTCTTAAGACACAAAGATTTATTGGAGAGACAAACGCAACGTTTATAACACGGATATCAAATGATTCTGGAATCCCGGTTAATAATATAATAGCTTATTATAATCATCACTCCTCTACTATGATGTGGAAAGCTGTTGTTAATGTAATGGGTAATCAGAACAAGAAAGAGTTCTTTATTGTAGAAAGAATATTTGAGGAAGATGGAACGTATAGTATAAGTTATATACCAGCATCTACTTATGGTATTGCTACTACTCTTGCTAGTGAATTAGAAGAGGCATTTATTACAAAGTTTCCCGATGAGACATCACTATTAGAATTTATAAATACTTGGTTAAATAAATACTTAGTTGACTACGCTTCAGCCAAGGATGAGTTTGTCCGGGCCTTTCTTGTTAAGCTGGGGTTATCATCATTTGTTAAAGCATTACCTGATATTGATACTGATATGTTGTATAATGATATCAGGGGGTTCTTTCAGAGATGTAAAGATGATTGGGGAAAGAAGTATACTTATAAAGATGAGGTGGGTGAAGATGTAGAGGACATCAAAGATATGACCTATTTTGTTAGTAAAGATGGTGGCCTTATTCGAAAGTTATCGAAGGAGCTTAGTAGTAGTAGTAACTATCTAAGAGCTACTAATATCAAAACTGGTGATGGTAAGAAGAGATATCTATGGTCACCAACAAGTTTTATGAATACTATTTTGAATTATATGGTAATGATTGGTTCAAAGTCTTCTACTAAATTCAATGTTAATCTTCCTCAATATTTACAAACTAAATACTTTGAAAAGAATCCTTTTATTAATGGTAAGAATACTATCTCCAGAGTTATTAACAATGATGGATTAAGAAAGACCGCTAGGGGAAATCAAAAAGATTTCTTTTCCACTTATCAAAATGAATCTCCTACTGATTATTTTATTAGGGTATTTATGGCCGGTTTTATTGATCGTTTAAGAAGGTCAAAAAAGGATGATGTAAGATACTTCCAGTGGTCATATCCAAATGAAAGAAGCCAAGCTGTAGCTGCGGAAGTAAAGGTTCTTAATAATGATCAGATTAAGGAGCAGATAAAAGATGCTATCAAGCAGATTAATGAGGCAGAACAGTATCCAAATACAAAATACTCAAATCCAAAACGGTTCATTAATTTACGAAAGCTACAACAGGTACTTGGTAAAAGAGTAAATATTACAAAGAAAGTTCTTACTGAAAAACAAATTGATAAGTATGCTAATGATATTATTATACTATTAGAGAAGGATGCTGCTGAATTTACCAAGTTGCTTATCGAGAAGAAAGTTCCTATTGATATGAATATGGCTAAAATTAATAATCTTTTAAAATTCTTACCCAGGGGCACTGATTTAAGTTCTATGGAGAGTGGGATTAAGGATAATAAAAAAGTGATTAAGTCAATTAAGAGAGAAAATAAAAAGAGTGAATACTTAGTTACCGAAGAAGCTCTTCTTCCAATTGTTGAACTCTTTGTTAAGAATGATTATATAAATTCATATTTTGTGAATCAATTGTTTCTTGGAGATATGAATCAATTCGAAAATGAAGAAGATGTTATGAGAAGGATGTCTCTTGCTTCAGCGCCAGGATCTGCTGGTATTGTAAATAAGAAGTGGGGAATGAGAGAGAAGACTAAGATTATGATACTTGGTGATTCATTTAAAGGAATAGAAGATATAAATAGGAGGCTTAAGAAAATCTTTACAGGTGAGGAGCAGGATAAGATCCCTGCATTATTAGAAGTCTTTAAGCAAAATCTAAACCCAAAGAGTCAGGACTTTGCCAACTCTGATGGTGCTGGATGGATGCTTCCTGAGAGATATGAAGAACTTAAGTTTGCAGGATTTACAGAGGAATATCCTATACACAAAGTATTGAAACCTGTTATTTATAGTATTAGTGATGAGGGTGTATCAAGGGGTATCAAATATGCCTCTATTGTACTTACAGATCAATTAGTGGAACAATTCCCTTCCTTGGGAGTACTTAGGGAAAATATGAGGCGTTCTGAGACCGGAGAGGCTATATACATATCAGGCGTTAAGGTTGGTGAACCAAATGCTACAGTAGCAGATGAGAATGTATTTAAAGAAGGATATGTAGCTGATGATCTTTCATCTTTTGAGATATTCAATCGTGATTATAGAATACAGCTGGATCCATTGTCAAATATAAATAGTAAAGTATCACAACCATCACAGCTTATATACCTAATGAAGATACTGGATCAGAACCAGTACAGGGCCAAGAGAGCGTATGGACACTTGAGTCAGATAGTTGAATTGGAAGGTAAAAGATTTTTTGATAGATTTTCTAATCCAGGAACTTTCAGATCTAATCTTCTTGGTATATTACAAGGTAAGGGAAATGAAAGAGCTCATGATGCCATTGAACAAGGATTGAGTATAAACTTTCCAGCAATTACAGATAAGATATTTACTCAACTTGCAGCTGAACTAAGTGATAGTATTGTACGGATTAAATTCCCTGGTAGTAAACTTGTCTTACAGACAGAGAGTGGTATCAGGAAGTACAAGAGATTCAGACAGGATACAGAGGGAGATGAGGATTTTAAACTTTCCTATAAACTTGATCATAAGAAAAGACTTGTAGCTGAAGTAATACTACCGGAAGGATTTCTTCCAAAGGAATATGAGGATGCTATTAAAGAGGCTGTAAAGAATGGTACAGAGGCTCCAGACTATTTTGATCTTCCAGACTTGCTTGGGTTTAGGATACCATCTTCAGATATACATAGTGGTATTGTTATGAAGGTTGTTGATTTCTATTCAACACCTAATCTTAACGTCATCATTGCACCAGATCTACTGGTTGCACTTCATGGTAGTGACTTTGACGTTGACTCATTGTTTGTAATTAAGAGGCACCTGTATCCTCCAAAGCATGCCAAGGCTGGTCAGCCAGTAGGATATGTTAAAGGAAAAGGTGGAACATGGAACTTTGCTAAGAACTTTGAAGAAGTTAAAGAGCTTGGTGATTTGCCATCAGAAAGAAGTGAAAGAATTAAGTATCATAAGAATGGTGTAATACATGAGCTTATCGATATGATGAGTAGCTATGAGAATATTGAACAGATGCTTGGTCCAATACCTATGGCTCCAATAAAACAGGCTGCAGAAAATGCTGCTAAATTAAGGAGTGATGATGTTATCTTGGATCTAAGTAATATCCTACATAAAATCAGAGCACATGAGATTATATTCTCTGCAGCTTCTGGTACAGGGATATTTGGTAATTCAGCAAAAGTACTTGCCTATTCTTTATTTGCAGGTCCCCAGGTTGAAGATCCTGAGACAGGAAAGATGAAGAATACTCATCCGAAATTAAAAGATGAAGCCAATTGGATAACTATCGATGGGGTTACACACAATCAGATAACAGTATTTGATAAGGAGGGAGTAAATCTCTTTACATCTATTGATGGATTTATAAATGCTGCTATCGATAATATCCGGGAGCTTGTTCTTCATAAATTAAACATTACCGGACAAACTATCAATGGTTTTATTGTACTCAGAGCTATTGGTCTTACTCTGGATCAATCAGTAAATATGTTATTGCAACCAGCAATAATGGAATACTCTAAACGTAGAAGTGCTGAAGCAGTAAAAGATATGATACAGGAGAAGCTTGGAGGTATTGAGTATACTACTTCAATGGATGAGATAGAGCTTACTACTGAAGAAATGAAGAAACAGATTAAAAAGAATTCTGATATTGCTAGTATGCCACCAGCATCAAAGGGTACTACAGAAATGAATGATCTGATTTATCAATTAAGGATAATAAAAGAATTTGAAAAAGCTACCAGAGTAGGTAAGAATATGAAACGATTAGCTGATTGGCTTAAGATTGCACGTATTCTTCCAGTGAATAAGATTGAAATCGAAGAAGTGGTTACTATCGGTGAAGAAATATTCCCGGCACAACAAGAGGGAGGGGATCCAGTACAATCTAACTATCCTTTTGATATGCCTCATTTCTTTGATGTTAACCCACATTTATTTTCTATATCTAATCAAGTAATAAGATTTCAACAATGGATTAAGACTGTGTTTCTTAAGTATTCTAATGCTATAGATAAAAATGTTGAAGAGGTAATGGGAATGTTTGATAATTTTGGAGATACCAGGGCTGAAGGTCTTGAAATTATCCGGAATGAATTCCTTGCATACCTTATGTCTAACAATATTTATAATGGTGTATATAAGATGGACAGAGATGTAGTGCATCGCTATATGAGGAATAATAAGATGCAAACATTAACCGGCCCCAAAGCAGTCAATCAGATATTCATCAGGAAAGTCATTGAGCTTAGAAAATATCTGAAGAAGCGGGGTGTAAGTAATAAGTTCCTTGATCATCTTACTGATGTTCCTAACAGCTTTACCAGGACTAGTGAATTAAGATTTGATTCTGGTCCACATATTAGTCAAGAGGAATTTATGGATTTTAGAGTTGCTTTTCTTGAGCTTAATAAATACGATGTTGAATATAATAAGAAGACAAGAAAATATCGAGTCAAGATATTAAGAGGAAAAAAAGCTGATAATATTTATTCTCCTATTCAGAGAGAATTTGTAAGTTATGGTATTATGAATTGGGGTTTACAATTTGGAGCAAGTAACTACAGTGTTATACTACCAGAAGATCTTTATAAAGAAGTTGATGAGACATTTAATGATATCTTGAAAAAATTTACAGAAGATCCTGATTCACTTAATTGGAATAAAGTTAAGTTGGATTATGCTATACAATTGATAATTAACAGAGGTGATCTATTAGGAGAGGTGTATTTTAAAAGAGGTACTCCACAAGAAAAAGGTCAATGTCAGAATGAAGATGGCGATTGGGTAGCAAGATATAGTGGGAAAACAGATGAATATTATTATGATAGAGAATATGCAAATGAAGAGAATGAAGAGTTTCCACAAATTATAGCATCTAAATCAAAGTTTAATAATAGGATATCTATTTATATAAGGATGAATAATCCTACTGATTCTTTAGTTCATTATCAACGTATAGGTAGTGTGAATTCATTTAAGCATTATAATACATCTGATAAAATACTTAAGGAAGGGATGACTGTTGCTACTCAATTTGGTGGTAATATATATAATGTATATGTTGATGATCTTAAGAAGGAAACTTTTAAATATTATGGTACCGATCTTAAAAAAGGACAAACTATAAGTTTCACTATGCACCATGATGTTACCAGATCTGATAAAGTTTATAAAACAATTAAAAGTATAACAGGAAATGAAGTAACCGTTGTGCCAGCTAAAGAATCTGAAAGCATACCAGCCTTTAGTAAAGGCCCTGTACAAACTACTACTCATACTAAGGGAGTTCAAAAGGTAGAGAAATATACCAAAGAAGAAGTTGTTAAGTTTCTTGATGTTGTTATTTCAAGAAAAGAAGGTATGCAGAGAAGGGCTCTTGAAGAATTACGTGATAAAATTGTAGCGCAAGGACTTGTTTTAATTAGAGAAGACTTACCTGGTTCTGCATTGGCTACATTTAGTCCTGATGGTGTGATTCATATTGATATTAATAAGATGATTGGTGAAGTTGAAGATTATCAAGAGACTATTGAAGATGCATTAACTCATGAAATGTTTCACGGTGTTACATATATCAATTATATGGTTGATAAAGTATTTAAAAAGAAAATCCATACTATTCTTGAGACTAAA